AGACCACCAAGAGATGGAAGAAGCCCTTCGCAAGGTAGCTAAGGAAAAGTTTAGTAATGAAGATTTTTACATAGATAAGAAGCAAAACGAGATTCCTGACCATCTTCACTGGCATGCACGCCCTAATGGATGGAAATTTCCTTTAAAATTTCGGATCAAAAATAAAATAATGGGTTTTTATCGAAAACTTATGAGAGACCCAAGTTAAGAAAAAAAAGGTCTTGACTTAAGTCCCCCGAAGAAGCATAATTAGATCAGCTGGTGATATGGCAGAAAAGAAAAAAAAGAAAGAGTCTAAACTATTTGACGACCCCATTGCTCAAATAAAGAGTTATCTTGATGAAAACAAAGAGGATCACTTTAACTTTGAAGAGGCTCCTACCTACGTGGTTTCCAGTGGAAGTTTGTTACTGGATATAGAAATGGGAGGAGGAATTCGTCCTTCTATCATCCGTGCTTCCGGTCTAGCGGAAGGAGGTAAAACTTCATGCGCTCTTTCTTTTGCTAAAAACTTTCAGAACACGGTAGATAACGGGATGGTTATCTATATAAAGTCGGAAGGAAGGCTTTCCCCTGAAATGATCGAACGCTCAGGGGTGGATACTTCTCCAGAAAAATGGTTTGTTTATAAAAGTAACATTTTTGAGAGCATCTTGCAATTAATGAAGGATTTAGTTACAAACAATTCCACAGACTGTAAATATTTTTTTATTGTTGATTCGATGGATGCCATGGTTCCCAAAAACGACATAGATAAACCGTTTGAGGAATCCGATAAAGTTGCGGGGGGGTCGGTTTTAAGCTCTAACTTTTTGAAGAAAATGGCGTTGGCTCTTTCGAGTAGGGGTCATATTTGCTTTATGATTTCTCAAGTAAGGAGCAAAGTTAGCGTCAATAAGTTTGACACGGGTGACCCCAAACTTACAAACGCTTCCGGAGGAAACGCGTTGCTCCACTATTCGGACTGGATTTTGGAGTTTCAGCCCCGCTACCAAAAAGATATGATACCCCCCAAGTCAGACAGTCCACAAGGACACAACTGCAAGGTTATCTTCAGAAAGTCCGCAAATGAAAAAACGGGTAAAAAGGTAGAGTACCCAATTAAATATGGCCGCACAAACGGCAGAAGCGTCTGGACAGAGTATGAAGTTATCGGAATGCTTTTGCAGTGGGAGATGGCTAAAGCCAGCGGCGCTTGGATCACCGTGGGAGAACCTTTAATTAAAGAACTTAAAAAGGCGGGCTTAGAAATGACGGTCAAACATCACGGCGAAGAGAATTTGCGTAAATACTTGGAAGATAATATAAAAATATGCGAGTTCCTTTTTAATAAATTTAGAAAAGCTTTACAAATTACAAAGTGAAGCTTTACAACACTTATGGAAGACTCGTATCTAAGAACGTTCAAAAGTATCGCGTTAAATGGGAAGGTAAATGCCGCTCCAACATTCAATTTAAAGTTAAACAATTTTTTAAACCTTATTGGATAAATCACATTTGCTATGAAGAATTCCCCGTTTATGGAACACGAATGAAGGTAGACATGATAAATATGACAAAACGTATTGCCGTAGAAGTTCAGGGCGCTCAACACGAGTCTTTCAATAAGTTTTTTCACGGTAATTCTCGCGCAAAATACCTTGCTTCCATAAAAAGAGATTATGAGAAAAGGATATGGCTTGAAAATAATAATTTTAAAGTTTTAGAAATAAGAGAAGAAGATTTAGCGTCCCTTTCTAGGGGGTACATTTTGGAGAAATTTGAAGTAAACATTTAAAATAGTGTAATTATCCTTATGACAGTAAACGAAGAGAATAGAATACCGGATATCTTGTTGGATCAGTTAAGTGAATGGTCCTGTGGGGGGTTCATGCTTTTCAATTTTGACGAACAAGGTAACCCGCAGGTTTATTCGAAGGCGGAAGACGAAATGAATGCTATGTCTTTACAATACTTTGTGAGTCATTGGTCAAACGCGATGGAGACAATGAACTCGGACAGTTTTATGAACAATTTAAATACTGTCTTTAAAAAACAAGATAAACAAGACGAAGAAGAAGGGTTTGAAGAAAATGAGTGATACCAGTATAAACGAATACTATCCAGAAAATAAACCATCCGAAGCGGTCCCCTCTCTTGTAGCGGGAGAAGCTATTACTCCTCCAAGCGGCGCACTACTACCAGAGAGTGACGCAACACCTGAGGAACAAAAAGAGGCTCTTGGGGTAACACCTACGGAAGTAACCGATTTAGGAATAGACCTTCCAGACATTCCACTTCCTGACGACGAACCCTTAGAGGACGATATTAAAGACGAGTTTAAAGATGCCGCCTTTAATTTTGCAGTTGTGGGGGTAGGCCAAGGGGGGTCTAGAATTGCGGAATCTTTTTGGAACTTAGGTTATCGGAGAGTAGGTATAATAAATACCGCTCAACAAGATTTATCTTTGATTAATATCCCCGATGAGAACAAGCTTCTCATAGGGGATGGGGGAGCTGGGAAAAATCCAGAAGCCGCAGATGAAGTTTTCCGGACGAGGTACGAAGACATTTTAGACTTTCTCAAGAAGACTTTTGGGAATGGATACGAAAGAGTTTTGGTTTGTGCGGGGGCAGGAGGAGGCACCGGAGCCGGAGGTGTCGCTAGGGTTATAGATATATGCCACGACCTTAGTCAATCGCTGGGTAAAGAAAAGAAAGATACGGACGCAAAAATTGGCTGTATTCTGGCTCTTCCGACAAGGGGAGAGGGGATAAAGGTTCAGGAGAACGCCAAGAATACGGTTCTTAGAACGCTCGAGCTTCAAAAAGCCGGGGTAGTTTCTCCATTGGTCATTTTAGATAATGAAAAAATTAAGCAACTTTACCCCAAGCTGAGCGTTAATCAGTTTTGGGGCACGGCAAACAACAGCGTCTGCTCCATCTTCCACCTCTTTAATAAGATTTCGGCGAAAGAGTCAGCTTACACCACTTTCGACAAGGCCGATCTGGATACCATTTTCTCTTCTGGGATAATCATGTTCGGAGCGACACCGGTAAAGGATTATACCGATACGGGCATATCCTACGCGGTAAGAGATAACTTGCGCAAAAACATCTTAGCAGGGATAGACGCGGCTACAGGAAATGTGGCCGCATGCGTTATTATTGGCGACAAAGGGTCTCTCGACAGGATTCCTCAATCCAGTTTGGAGCATGGGTTTGAGCAACTGAGTCGAATGATGGGGGCTGGATCAACTGTTCATAGGGGAATTTACGCAGGAGCAAAGGAAGGCGTAGCTGTATACACAGCGATAGGCGGCTTACAGGCTCCTGATACTCTTTTTGACTATTTCTTCAAGGTAGATCGGGTATACAAATAATAGATGCCCATATACTCTAATCAGATCGAGAGTCACGTCTTAGGCGGACTTCTCAAACACCCTGATGTATTATCCGAGATAGATTCCTTCGTTAATGCAGCGGATTTTTATAATGACATTCATCAGACTATTTTTTGTGTTTTAAGGGATTCCGTCCTTAATAACGAAAAGGTAGATAAGGTACTCGTTGCCACAAAAATATCTAATCTCGGGATTTCGTCCAAAGACGACATTGACATTTATGATTACATCAATACGTTAAGTCATACGTCTATAACACGTGAGGCAGTCGCCGACTTCTGCAAAGAACTTAAGAAAGTCAGAGTTAGGAGAGAGTTAAGTGAAACCGCCGATCGAATAAAAGAGCACGTTTCCAAATTCTCAAATGATGATTTGGATTCAATTATAGCTTCAACGGATGCCATTTATAGTGAAAAGATCCTGAGTTATTCGTTTGAAGACGCTCCGCAGAATGTTTTCGAAGATATTGAGTCGAAAATTAACGAAAGAGCAGATAACCCCGTTGAAGATACAGGGCTCATGACCCCCTTCCCCGCGTTTAACCGCCTTTATGGGGGGTTAAGGGATGGAAATATTTACGCTATCGTTTCTAGGCCAGCACAAGGCAAAACAACCTTCATAAATGAAATGTGTCTTGGGACGGCGATTAGAAATAATGTTCCGGTATTAGTGCTCGACACAGAAATGGGGACCGAGGAAATCCAATTTCGAATGGCGGCAGCACAAACAGGAGTCCCCCTTTGGCACCTTGAGACAGGGAGATGGAGAAGCGATGAAGAAATGGCTCCCAAAGTAGAAGAGTATTTTTCGGAACTCAAAAAACACAAATATTTCCATTACCACGTCAAGAATAAAACGGCTGATGAAGTATGTGCTATTATACGTAGATGGCACATGAGATACGTGGGCCGAGAAAACAGATGTATCGTTGCGTACGATTACGTTAAACTAACAGGAGAAAAGGTGGATAGAAACTGGGCCGAACACCAAGCTATTGGAGAAAAGATAGACAAACTTAAACGTGTGGCTGAAGAAATAAAAGCTCCTCTCATCACCGCCATGCAAATGAACCGTTCTGGTGAAAACTTAGTAGACGATAGTTCAGCCATCTCACTTTCCGATCGTCTCCAGTGGTTTGCTACGTTTGTTGCAATTTTCCGGCGAAAGACGATAGACGAAATGGATAATGATGGTGAAAGATTTGGGACTCATAAACTTATCCCCCTAAAGACGCGTTTTCAAGGACGGGAAGCTGCGGGACATCAGGATTTGATAAGAAGAAGAGTTACGGAGGTAATATATGGACAACAAGTAGAGAACGAAAAATATGTAAAAAATTATTTAAATTTTAGAGTGGAAAACTTTAAGGTAAAGGAAGAAGGAACGTTAGAAGACATAGTCAGGCACGATCACCAACCTCGTAACATTCAACCTGAAACCACCGCTGAGTCGGGAATGGATGTTTTTATGGGGACCGGACCCACCACTACTTGATGGATTATGACATAAAAGAAATATTGTCCGAACTGGGGTACTCCCTCCTCGACATGGGAAAGGAATACAGAACTAGTCCTCTCTACAGAGACTCAAGTAGCAACTCTGTTTTGTGTATAAAAAAGGATACGGGACGCTGGATCGACTACAAAGACCAAAGATACGGCCGGTTCGAAGAGTTGGTGCAAATCACCCTTAATCTCAAAGATATTTCCGAAGCTAAGCAATATCTGGTTAAAGAATTTCATTTTGTAGCTCCCAAGCTGGAAAAAGAAAAACTTAAGAGTCCAAAAATATTCGGGAAAGAGAACCTAAAACACATCATCCCAGCTTATTCTTATTGGACCAAACGAGGAGTGTCCCCAGACACTCTCAAGTTGTTGGAGAGCGGTGTTATGACGTCAGGAAAAATGGAAAACAGATATGTTTTTCCTATTTTTGATAGAACTAATAGGCTCGTGGGGGTAGCGGGAAGAGACATAACAAATAAGAGTCAAACTAAATGGAAGCTCGTGGGGGAAAAACGGTTATGGGTTTATCCCCTGAAGTACAATATGAAATATTTTACGAAAAACGGGAGCGTTATACTGGTGGAGAGCATTGGTGACATGTTGGCGTTATGGGAAGTTGGTATAAGAAATGTTATTGTTACTTTTGGACTTTTTGTATCACCTAAGATCAAACAAACTTTGATGATGATTAATGCTCAAAAAATTTATATAGCTTTTAACAACGATACGAATAATGCCGGAAACGAAGGAGCAACAAAAGCCTACCACAACCTCACTAAACAATTTGATGACTACCAAGTAGAAATAACCCTTCCTCCGAAAAATGACTTTGGAAACATGACTAAGGACGAAATACTAGAATGGAAAAGCCAAATAAAAATATAAAAGAAAGAGTCCTTTCAGCGTCCAGACTGAAAACTCTCGAGACCTGTTCTTGGTCTTACTGGTGCAACTACCACCTCAGACTCCCCCAAAAACAAAACGAGGGAGCTCTTCGAGGCACGGTTTGTCATTTGGTTTTCGAAATGCTCGTCAAAAAGAAACACAAAAAGCACTACACCTTAATAACCAAAGGAGGTCA